GAATTACTCTCTTGTTGGGTTTTTGCTGAGAGTGTGTAGGAGAAACTATGTGTTCTCAATTCTGGATTTTGAAAGAATACTGCCTGAAATGGGTTTGCTGCTTTACCTAGTGCTGCTTGAGCAATCTCTCCACCAACTCCTGTATTTTCAAGTCCCAATCGCATTAGTCCACCAAGAATACCCTCAGAGTCAAAATCCGCTAGACTTGCCCCACCTTGGAGGACAGTAGAAATGCCCCCACCCGTAGCAGTGTTATAATTAGCACCATACTTTGTTGAAAGTTCTGGGGGCATCGGCAACATGATATTTTTACTATCTTTTGTGGCGGGAGCAGATGCAGTCCTCAAAGCATCTGTTGATGCAAACGTTCTTTCTCGTATTCTAAATACACAGAAGTGTTCGATATCTGCTAAGTCACTAGGAAAAAGCAAATCTTGACTTGTGCTTCTGGCATATAACTTTTTTAGAGGACCAGTGCTACGCAAGTCAGAATCTTGAAAATCCTGAGATGGTTCAATTGTTTTATAAACTGGAGACTCAGGTGGTTGTTGTAAATCTTCCTGGAGGTGACCCAGTTCGTCGAAACGGTTTGCCAATGTAAACTCTCCCCAATTGATGAACTATTTAGATGACTTATAAAGGACGATACACCGTAAAGAATCCAAAAAAGTATGTGGGTGACATCAATAAAGTCATCTATCGTTCTTCGTGGGAGTTGCGGTGTATGAACTATTTTGACCAAAACGAAAACGTATTGAAGTGGTCAAGTGAAGAACTCGCAATCCCCTATATATCTCCCATCGACAAAAGATGGCATCGATACTACCCAGACTTTGTAATTCAAGTGCTAGATGAACAGAATCGTGTAAAAACGATTATGATTGAAGTCAAACCTGAGAAGCAAACCAAACCACCCCAACCACGCAAACGAACCACTAAACGATACATTCAAGAAGTCAAGGATTGGGGTATAAATAGTTCCAAGTGGATAGCAGCACAAGAGTATTGTGCAGACAGAAAGTGGGAGTTCAAGATTCTCACAGAAAAGGAATTGGGACTGACTAAATGGTAGCATATGTCTTCAGTGACATCGTGTCAAGAGCAACGGATGCTGGCATCAAAGTCGGAACGCAACGTGCGAGACAGTGGTTTAGAGACCAAGCAAAGAATGTAAGAACATCACCTAGCATGATTATGCGTCCACCTGAAAGGAAGGGACTCAAAAGTGAGGTGATGATTGGGCGTATGTATTTTTTCAACTATGACCCAAAAACTAAAAAGCAACTGCCGTACTATGACACGTTTCCTTTGATTTTTATGATTGGTCCCGCAGAAGGTGGATTCTATGGAATCAATATGCATTATATTTCACCTGTCTATCGGGCAAGATTGATGGATGCATTGTATAGCACAATTACAAACGAGAAGTACGACGAGACAACCAAACTTCGTATTTCTTATGACATATTGAATAAGGCATCACGGTTTAGATTCTTCAAACCGTGTATCAAACATTATTTGAATAACAACGTGAGAAGTCGGTTCCTTGAAGTTGAACCATCACAGTGGGACATCGCATTATTCTTACCAGTGGAACAGTTCCAGAAGAAGAATAAGAGACAAGTATTCATAGAGAGTAGGAAGCAGTTCTAATGACGTTTAGCGTTTCAGATTTCGCAGCAAACTTATCGAGAGGTGGTATCGCAAAGTCGTCACACTTTGATATACAATTTACTGCACCTAAAGGATTACTTGAGTCATCAGCAAATCTTAGAGACCTTTCAATAAGGTGTGATAGTGTATCATTACCCAACAGAGCATCTGCATCCACTCCCATCAAATATTACGGTAATGTCAAAAAACATTACTATGGGACAATTGACCCAACTCCAATCACAGTGACTATTATTCTAAGTGAAAACCTCAAAGAACGAGATTTATTCTTGTCTTGGCAAGACATTGCATTAGGTAAAATTAGAAAACCGTTCAACGCACCTAGACTTGGAAATTTCAACGTTGGTTACTATGCAGACTATGTGAGCAACATCAATATCAGAAAATTCAACGAGGCGGGCAAATTGGTTATGATTACAAAACTTGTTGAAGCATATCCAAGCATCGTAGGTGAAGGTGCGATGAGTTGGAGTGACGAATCAATTATGAGATTGAACGTGACGTTTGATTACTATTACTTCCAAGAAACTTATCCGGGTAGTGAGAATGAAACTGAGTTAGGAAGAAATAGAATACTCAACAATATAAATCGTAGAAGATTTACTGGAACTGAAGTTACACCATTCTAAGTGAGGAATTGAAATGAGTCTACCTAGATTAGACATCCCTTTGTTTGATTTGATTATACCATCAACAGGACAAAGTATAACATACAGACCATTTTTGGTCAAAGAAGAAAAGATTCTTTTGATTGCAAAAGAAGGTGATGATGAAGACGGTATGCTTCGTGCAACACTTCAAGTAATTGAATCTTGTACAAATGGAGAGATAGATATAAACTCTCTGACATCATTTGATATTGAATATTTGTTTTTGAATATTCGTGCCAAATCTGTCGGAGAAGTAATTGAACTTAGATATAAACACACTGGCGATGTCAACCGTGAGGGTGAAAATTGTTCGGCGGTAACTACTGTTAGTGTAAATATTGAAGACATCAAAGTTGTGACACCAGAAAATCACGACAAGAAAATTATGATTACTGATGATGTTGGGGTGCAAATGAAGTATCCTCAACCTAAAGTATACGAAAATATACAAGAGTCTTCAACAAAAGCAAGTGTTGAAGCAATTGTTGATTGTATTGATTATTTGTTTGATAAGGAACAAATATATGATGCTACAACAACAACACGAGAAGAAATGATTCAATTTGTTGAGAACATGAAAACAGACCAACTCAACAAAATTGGACAATTCTTTGAATCTATGCCCGTATTACAGTATGAAACAGAGTATACATGTGCTGGATGTGGGCAAGTGGATAAATTGAATTTGAAAGGACTGACTGATTTTTTTTGATTTGCCTGTCTCATGAAACACTTTTGAATATGATTCAGGTAAACTTTGCGATGATGCAATACCACAAGTATTCATTGAGCGAACTTGAAAATATGATGCCTTGGGAAAAGTCGATATATGTTGGATTATTGATAGACCATCTAGCAAAACAAGAAGAAAGACGACAACAAGGATAAAACTAATGGCAGAAGAAACAAAAGGATTCCATCCCGCAGATACAAATGGTGATGGGGTAGTCTCAGAAGAAGAGCGTCAGATGTATCTTGAGTTCAAACGTAAAGAACTTGAGGACCAAGACCAACAGCGGGATGCTATACGCAGCATGGCATGGTTTGCATTATTCGGTCTCCTATTATATCCAATCGGCATCTTCCTCACATCAGCATTTGGATTAGACACTGCGGCAGGATTGATTGCTGACATCGCACCCACTTACTTTGCCTCAATCGCAGTCTTGGTATCCAGTTTCTTTGCCGCAGACGCAATCGGCAATAAGAAAAAGAAAGAGCAATAACAAATGGCAATACCACTCGTCGCTGAAGATACGCTTGGTCAAGCAACTGCGATTCAAGAATCAACAGCACAAGCAGAAAGTCGTGTGCAAAATGAGGAACTTCTTGGTCGTGTTGGTGAAACAATTAGCGGAATTGCACCTGTCCTTGCGGGTGCGGCGGCGGGTGCGTTTGCTAATAGCCCAACGCTTGGTCTCGCAACTGCGTTTGTTGCTGACAAACTAAAACAAGCGAACCGTGAAAAAGCAGAAAGAAGAAGACAAAAAAGATTAGAAGGTCGTCAACGCAGAGAGGCAGCAAAGATTCTTGTCGCCCAAGGAAAGGTTGCTAATAAGCGTGAAGCACTTGCGATGATTGATGAGGGCATTCTCCGTAATGCCGAAAAAGCAGAACAACAAAGACAAGACAACCTACTTGCTGGATTCGACTTGAATCAAGAGCAAAAAGATACCGAACAGCAACGAGAAGAAAATACCCAAACCGAAAGAGACAATCTAGAGACTCGTGTAGAAAATGCAGAGATTGAAAGAGAAACTTTACAAGGAATGGGTGCGGGTCTTGCTCTTGAATCCACAGTCGCAAGTATTGATAATAATATATCAGCAATTGGTGATTTGATTCTTGACCGATTTGCGGATCAAGAGAGAAGCGAAAAAGAACAAAATACATTACAGAAGCAACAATTACTTCAACAGCGTGAACTGCGTCTTGAAGCAGAAAGAACACAAGAGCGTGATGATGGTGAACCAGAAAAAGTCAAAGAACAGGAAGACAAAGGTTCTGGTCTAATGCGAATTATACCAATGTTACTTGCCGGACTGACGGGATTGGTTAGTTTAGTTGGTGGTGTGACAGGAGCATTACTAGGTAAGGCGGGGGCACTAGGATTAGGTGCAGTTGTTGCCGGTGCGACAGGTCTAAAGAACTTAGTCAAGGGAAAACCTAAAGTCGATGCTGATGTGGAAAAGGTGGAGAAGACAGAAAAGGACACCATAAAATCAAAAAAGAAAACTGGTGCACTTACTGAAACAAAAGAAACGATGGGAGACAAAGCAGCAAAACAGTCTCCCAAAAAAGGTGGTATTAGTGATGCCATCAAAAAGTTCAAACGAGTCGCAAAGAAAGTTGGGTTCAAGAGACTCGCACTGCTGATTGGTAAGCGTGTCGGCACAGCAGTTGCAGCATCAATATTTACAGGACCGTTTGCTATCATCGTTGGTTTGATTGGGGCAGGATTAGCAATTGCTGACATCATGTCAATACTCGATGAAGTCGAAAAAGAATTTGATGAGGGAAAGAGTGTAGATGGTGCGAGTGAACCTCAAATAAAAGAAGGTGAATCTCAGGCAGAGTTTGTCAAACGCAGAAGTGATGAATTGATAGAGTCTGGGGAAAT